AACAATCCAAATCCTGTTGGAACTCCAAATGTCATTGTTGTAACACCTGGCCCTATGGGGCAACAAGGCGCACAAGGTATTCAAGGCCCTTCAGGTAACTTCTCTGCTCAAGGTGTGCAAGGTACACAAGGTTTACAAGGCGGCGGATTTAATCAAGCACAAGGAACACAAGGTTTAATTGGCGCGCAAGGATTAAGCGGCGCTCAAGGTGCAGTTGGTTTGCAAGGTGTTACAGGCCAGGGTATTCAAGGCGTACAAGGCGCTACTGGTATTCAAGGTGCATTTGGCGTTCAAGGATTTAATGGCGCACAAGGAACTATTGGCGCGCAAGGTATCACTGGAACTCAAGGAGCAGTTGGAACACAAGGATTAACTGGAACTCAAGGTTTAACAGGAGCGCAGGGTGTTGTTGGTGCGCAGGGTGCAACTGGCTCTCAAGGTTTAATTGGTATTCAAGGAACATTAGGTGCGCAGGGAACAACTGGTGCTAATGGTGTTCAAGGTGCAACAGGTACACAGGGCGCAATTGGTATTCAAGGCACACAGGGAACTCAAGGTGTGCAAGGTGTGCTTGGTAATGTTGGAAATCCTGGAACACAAGGAACAACAGGATCTCAAGGTTTAACTGGTGTGCAAGGTGCTGTTGGTGACACTGGTTCACAGGGAACAATAGGAGCGCAGGGCGTTCAGGGTATTACTGGCGTACAAGGTTTAACAGGTGCGCAAGGTACACAAGGAATTCAGGGCAATGATGGAACACAAGGCACTGTTGGAGCGCAAGGATCTACTGGCGCGCAGGGTGTACAAGGTGTTCAAGGAAATAACGGAACACAAGGTTTAACAGGTGTTCAGGGATCAACTGGCGCGCAGGGTTTAATTGGATCACAAGGATTAACTGGCTCTCAAGGACTTGATGGAATTCAGGGAACTGTTGGAGCGCAGGGAACACAAGGAGTTATTGGTGTTCAAGGCGTAACTGGATCACAGGGTTTAACTGGTTCTCAAGGCACAACAGGCACAGAAGGAACTCAAGGCGTACAAGGAACTATTGGTAGCCAGGGTGTTCAGGGTGTAAACGGTATTCAAGGTGTGCAGGGTAATACTGGTGCAAGCGGTACTTCATCATCTATTTTTGAATACCAGGCAAGAGCAAATTCACAGACACCACCACCAAACAATGCTCAGATTATGTGGAATAACTCAACACAAATTGACTCAACAAACATTTATGTATCTCACTTAACAACTAGAGGTGAGGACATTGATTTATTATTAGCAAACATTAAAAATGGTGACATTTTCTTCATTCAAGATAAAAACAATTCAAATAATTATCAAGAGTGGACTGTAAACGGCACACCAACAAATGTTCCCAACAGTTACTTTACTTTTCCTGTAACTCTTTTAGAGTCAGGCGGAACAGGCACAACAAACTTTGCAAACACTTCAGACATTGCATTGATAACTCAGAGCGTTGGTGTTCAAGGAGTAACAGGAGCGCAGGGAACTGTTGGCGCTCAAGGAACTACTGGATTGCAAGGAATTCAAGGAACAATCGGAATTCAGGGTGCAGAAGGTTTGCAAGGTGTCACTGGTGCGCAAGGAACTAACGGCACACAAGGCACTCAAGGAGTAACTGGCCTACAAGGTACAACTGGAACTCAAGGACTTGTTGGCGCGCAAGGTCAAACTGGCGCACAAGGTATTGAAGGTTTGCAGGGTACTCAAGGAGTTCAAGGTGTAACAGGTTCTCAAGGACAAACTGGATCACAAGGCTTAGACGGTATTCAAGGAACTGTTGGCGCACAAGGTTTAATTGGATCTCAGGGCATTACTGGCACACAGGGAACAGTGGGCGCGCAAGGTGTTGAAGGCTTGCAAGGAACTCAGGGTACTCAAGGAACTCAAGGAGTTACTGGTAGCCAGGGAACACAAGGCACACAAGGAACGCAAGGAACTCAAGGACTTGAGGGATTACAAGGCGTTACTGGATCTCAAGGTACTGACGGATTAAATGGTTCTCAGGGTACAACTGGTACTCAAGGCACTAATGGAATTCAAGGTATTGAAGGACTGCAAGGAATTACTGGTACGCAAGGAGTTCAAGGATTAACTGGAACTCAAGGTGCAACTGGTCAAACAGGTGCGCAAGGAATTCAAGGTACAGATGGAATTCAAGGTACTATTGGAACGCAAGGTACACAGGGTACTCAAGGTATTCAGGTTCAAGGAACAACTGGTTTGCAAGGCTTAGTTGGTACTCAGGGCTTAACAGGTATTCAGGGTACTGAAGGAACAACGGCAACAGCATTGCCTGACATTTTAATGCTCGGCGGAATGTAAAAAGGGAGAATAATGGCAACCACATACAAAGTATTAGGACAATCTGCGCCAACTGCGGCATCTGACTCAACCCTTTACACCGTACCTAGCGCAACACAGGCGATTGTTTCAACAATCAATGTTGTTAATACTGGTGGAGCAACAGACACAGTACGCATTGCTGTACGCCCTGCGGGAGCAACATTAGAAAACAAGCATTACATTGTTTACAACTTAAGCCTCACAGCAACTACTACTTTTACATACACAAGCGGCGCTACATTGGCGGCAACAGATGTAATTACGGTTTATTCAACAAACGGCACATGTTCATTTAACGCATTTGGAAGCGAGATCGCATAATGTCAGTATCACTTACACCTAACCCAAATGTAGTTGGCCCACAAGGATTACAAGGCTTAACAGGTACTCAAGGATCAACTGGTACAACAGGCGCTCAAGGTACGGCTGGATCTACTTACACCGCACCAACATTAGGTACAACCGCAATCAACTCAGGCGCAACCGTTACAACAATTGTTGGTTTGGCAAAACTTTCATCAGAGTCATTTGTTGAACCTGATACAAACGGCTATGAACAAGATTTAGCAATCATGAACATCATGGGCGGCTGGAACTAACGCACCCATAACATACCTACATCTGCGGTAGGGCGTAGGTTGGCAACTTTCCAACCGCCGTCTATCCACTCATCAGATGTAAGTTGATGCCACGCATTTAATTGATTGACATTGTTTGATTGCATGTTGCCCCACACTTGCGGTTCTTCTAAATGGTTCACAATGTATTGCGCGGCCATTTCTCTGTAACCCAATGTGAATAAATAATCTAACTGATCTTCATGCTGGTGCATGGTTTCAAATGTCCACTCAAAGCAAAGCAATCCGCCGTAGTGCCGTGTCATACCTTTCATTACTTGCCACTCTGCACCTTCAACATCAATCTTGATTAGATCAGGGTTGCCGTATTTATCCGCGAGCGCATCAATGGTAATTGTGTTTACTTCTACCTCACGGTGAGGCTTACCTTTGTATGGCATACCGTCTTTGGTGAGCCAATCTTGGTTAAGCGAACTCAGGCCATCTTCATCTGCCTCATAGAACTTTAAGCGCTCGCCATCTTTGTCACTGACTGCCATTCTAAGAGGCACAACATCAGTGTTGTAGATGAAGTTACCAACTAACTCTGAAAACACGCGTGGAGCGGCTTCTAAGGCTATTACGCGGTATCCCTGGTTAAGCCCTGCAAGCACTGCATCACCGCGGTTAGCGCCAACATCAAACATCAACATTGCTGATCCTTTCAAGATTGCTTTTAACCGCATTTGCGTAATTGATTTCTAAAGGCATGGTATTTAACTTGTGCAAGAGTTCAACACTTTCATCTTTACGGCCTATCCACCAGGCGCTTACTGCCTTTTCAAACAGCAATACATACTGACCTTCATAACCGACATGAACAGGAAGTGGTGAGTTAAGTTGATTGTGCAATCCTATGTTTGCCCAGGTGTAGCACTCCTGCCATTGGCCTAAGCGTTCATGAAACTGCGCAAGAAGGAAATAACCTTCAGGGCGGTATGGCAAATAAGCAACAGCCTGCAATAAACAATTGCTTACAGTGGCCTGGCGGTCATTTTGATCATCAAAGCAATGAGCCACTTTAAGAAGTGAGGCATAAACCAGGGTGGGGTGTGAGACATGGCCGTATTCTGCGGTGCGCAAATAGAAAGAAACGGCTGATGCTGTTTGGTTTTGCTTCTCATACTCCACTGCCACATCAAAATTAAGCACTGGATTGAATGGATCTTTAGATAGTTCTATAACTAATTGCTCAATTTTCATACGCTAGTGCCTCCATAATTAAATCTTCTACTACTGCACCAGGTACTTGCAAGACAAAAGAGGCGTTATCCTGGAAGCCAAACGACACTAAAAGGTTGCCGTTGTGGACTGCCGCACCTACGCAGAACTCAACGCGAGCATCTAAGAATGAGAATTCCTTACTTAGCCCCACAACATTTAATTCTTGATCCCACACAACCAGGCGGTGACGGTAAATAGCATCTTTTTGCTGAAGATAATTCTTGAATAGATCTACCTCATGGGTAATGGAGATGTACATACTGCCCCACCGTATGACCTGGCTAGAGCCGCGCTGATCTTTAGGCGCTGGCGCTGTTGGCTTATGAAAAACCTGCTCACACTCACCGCTAATGGGATTGGCACAAACTAATTCTGTTGGCATTGTCCATTTGATGAAGTGATAAGGTTTATCAAGGACAGGTATCCAATTCTTCTCACAGTAAGAAGTATCAGGAGCAGGGGCTTTGATGCGCACACGCCTAACCTCTTTGACTGCCCAGTTATCCCAGTCAATTTCAATACGGCTGTACTCCATGCGGCCTACGCCGTTGGTTGTGGTGTCACGGCGAACGCCCACTAGGTAATAATCATCTAGCCACTGCACAACGCGGCAATCTTCTTCACCTACAAACTCCCAAATAGGTTCAACATCTAATTCAGATGTATCTACTTTGGCGTGGTGAGTCATCTCAAGATCATCATTGAGGCGGCACAAATAATTGACCGTGACTAATCGGCGATCCTTTTCAGGGTGCAGATAAGATAATGGCCCAAATCGGCTAGGAAACTTCTGCTCATTTTCTGCGTGGTATAGCGTGTAATTAACATGGCGTAAGTTCACAAGAATGTTGCCCTTGTCATCAATAAAGATTGATGGGTTCATTAGCCCAGTGCCGCTAGTCAATCCGTGAGGGATCACTAAGGGCGCAAGTTTGCCACCGTGTTGAACTGCCTTCTCTACTAAGTTCATAAACCTTACAATACATGAAGTTGCAAAAATCGCTATCATTACAACACGCCTGATTTACAAGGGGCATAACAAGGGAGATACGCATGGGTCTGCGTGACCGTATCGCAAGAGCATTAGCAACTCAAGACATTGAAAAAGGCCC